GATGAGGGAAGGAGGGATATTGAACGGTAAGCGAGCGAAGAAACTAAGGCATGCGGCGGCGGAGTTCATCAAGGGCAATCCCGATCAGGTGAAACCGGAGGGAAAGATCCAGGTGACGGCCAGCAAAGTTGTGATGTGCAATCCCAGGGGGCCGAGATCGATATACAAGGCGGTGAAGAAGCGGTTCGGGGGCAGGAATGCCTGACGAGCCTAGGCGTGTAACCCGGAAAGCGATAATCGCCTATCTCAAGCCTCTGATAGATCTGAGCGATAACCAAAAAATGGCATGGCAAAAAATACGCAGGTGGCGTATAAAATACGGCCTGCCCGTTGAATCGCAGCCGAACAACAGCCCTTATATCGATCCTGCCACCTTCGAGGCGTGGTGGAATGCATACCTCGAAGCAAAAAAGTCTATTTCAAAGAAATGATACCCCTTTGAAGTCCATTTGATACTCATTTGATAACTGCCAAATCTGACAGTTACTTCGTATTCTATTCAAGACATGACTGACAACGCAAAGGCGGCACTGGAGGCTCGCAGGCAAATTGATGAGGAACGGCTGAAGGCCTTGAAGGCATCGGGCGTCACCTTCAAGAAAGTTGTCAACGAGCTCGCAGCGGTCGCCTTTGCAAATATTCAAGACTTCGTGAAGGTGGCCGAGGGTGGTGAGATCCAAGGGATAGCCTTCGATACGATCCCGAAGAAGAAACTCAAGGCAGTCAAGAAGATCGAAGAGCACACCCGCATCACTGAGTCCGCCGACGGGGAAAAGATCTGGAAAGACTCCCGTCTGAAATACGAACTCTACGACAAGGTCGACGTTTTGAAATACCTCGTCAAGCTCCTGGGCGAGGAGCCAGCAGACAAACACGAGTTGATCGGCAACATGCCCATTGAGGTCACCGCAAACGTGAGGATCATAAAGAGTGGCGCAGGCAGCGACAAGAAAGATTGAAATCAATATTGACCTGATCGAGGCGTTCGTTCCCCTGCTGGAGCCGCATCGTTACAAGGTCTATTACGGCGGCCGCGGCGGGGCCAAGTCCTGGGAGTTCGCCGACGCCCTGATCCTGCGTTCCCTCTGCGGACAGGAGCTGATCCTCTGCACCCGTGAGTACCAGTCATCGATCGCAGATTCCGTCTACCGCCTCTTGCTCAGCAGGATCTCCGCCCTGGGCCTCAACGAGTGTTTCCGGGCTACCCTCAACAGCATCAAGTCCATCAACGGTTCAGAGTTCATCTTCAAGGGCCTCCATCACAACATCATGGAGATCAAGTCCCTGGAAGGCGTCACGATCTGCTGGGTCGAAGAGGCCCAGAGCGTCAGTGGCGAGTCATGGGAGGTCCTGATCCCGACGATCCGCCGCGCCAACTCCGAGATCTGGATATCCTTCAACACCGGCGAAGAGGATGATCCCACGTATGTCCGCTTCGTCAAAAACCCGCCGCCCGACTCTGTAGTCCGCAAAGTGGGCTGGCAGGACAACCCCTTCTTTCCCGAGGTTCTCAACAAGGAGCGGCTCTATCTGAAGTCAGTCGACCCCGAGGCCTATGAGCATATCTGGGAAGGGTTCCCGAAGAAGATCAGCGAGGCGTGCATCTTCCGCGACAAGTATACCGTCAGGTCATTCGAGACCCCCGAGGGCGTGCGCTTCTACTACGGCGCCGACTGGGGATTCTCACAGGACCCTACCGTCCTAATGCGCTGCTTCATCCGCGACAACAAGCTGTTCATCGACTACGAGGCCTACGGCATAGGTGTTGACCTTGACGACATCCCCGCACTGTTCGACCAGGTGCCGGAGGCGCGCAAGTGGATCATCAGGGCTGACAATAGCAGGCCGGAGACAATCAGGCACATAAAAAAAAAGGATTCCGGATTATCCCTGCCGTCAAGAAGTGGAGCGCGACCAATGTCGAGGACAAGTCCGGAAAGATCGTCACGATGCCGTCCAGGTCAAGCATCGAGGATGGCGTTACCTATCTCCGGAGGTTCGAGGAGATCGTCATCCATGAACGCTGCAAGCACATGGCCGACGAGGCCAAGTTCTATTCCTATAAGGTCGACAAGCTCACAAAGGACGTGCTGCCGATCATTGTCGATGCCTGGAACCACTGCTTTGTGGGCGGAACAATGATTGAGACTTCGAAGGGAAGCGTGCCCATAGAAAAGATCAAAGCAGGCGATATGGTCCTAACAAGAAAAGGCTACAAACGAGTGATAAGGACCTTTGACAACGGCATACAGCCAGTGAAAGAGTACACATTTGGTAATAAGAAATCATTGACAGCTACCGATACACATAATATAATAACCCCATCAGGCAAGAAAGCCATCAAAGACATTACGGGCCTTGATGAACTCTACTTCTTGCTGAATGGAGGCCAAAAGTGGAAGATAGCCAGAGCAAGAAACACGAGAAGGTCATTTTTCAAGGCGTGCCTTATCGCCGTTATCCAAACAGCAAGAGAGCGGCTGATAGGAAATACTTCAGATGCTCTTATCGAGAGGACGGCAAAGGGAAAACAAGACTATTACATATTGCAGTGTGGGAATTCCATAACGGGCCTGTCCCCGGTGGATATCATGTCCACCACAAGGACCGCGACACGGGCAATAACGACATTGGCAACCTTGAACTTAAGCAAATATCACTGCATCTATCGGAGCATCCAAAGGAGTATATCGAATCTCATAGAGAAAAGTTCAATAAGCATCTTCAGGATATCAGACCTCTCGCGTCGGAATGGCATAGGAGCGACGAAGGCCGGGAATGGCACAAAAAACACGTTGAAAAAAGCCTTGGCAAGCCTATCTCTAAATCCTTTACGTGTTTACAGTGCGGCAAAGTGTTCATTCAGACCAGAGCTACCAGAAACCCCTCGTTCTGTTCAAACGCCTGCAAGTCTGCGTACAGGCGAGCTGCTGGCCTCGACAATGAGGTCCGTATCTGCCCTATCTGTGAGAAAGCATTCACCGTTAACAAGTACGCGGATACAGAATGTTGTTCCCGCTCCTGCGCTAATAAGAAACGAGCGCGTATATAATCTCTCCGTAGAAGACGAACACGAATATTTCGCCAACGGCATCCTAGTCTCAAATTGTTGGGATTCAATCCGCTACGCACTCGAACCGCTTATTAAGGGCGGCGTAGATTGGGAGTCACTCATTGAGTAAGGCACGCATCACGAAGAGAAGCCAGAAGGCGATCGTTCAGGCAACGAACGACGGGTTTGTAAATCTCACGGCCCGCCTCGGCCTCGGCGCAGACAACCAGATCAGCCAGGGCCACTATGCATTCGGCCCCTTCATATCCCGCAACCGCACGGAGCTCGAAGCGGCCTACCGCTCTTCGTGGATTGTCGGCCAGGTCGTCGACACCATCAGCGAGGACATGACCCGCTCGGGTATCGACATCGAGTCGAGCCTGACCCCGGATCAGATCAAGAAACTGTACCGCGGTCTGCTGACCTATCGCATCTGGCATGAGCTGTGTAACACCCTCAAGTGGTCCCGGCTCTACGGCGGCGCCCTCGCTGTTATTGTCATAGACGGCCAGGACTTCAAGACCCCGCTGCGCACGGAGACGATACGCAAGGGTCAGTTCAGGGGCCTGCTCGTCCTCGACAGGTGGCTCGTGATGCCGTCTCTCGAAAACCTCGTCACGGAATACGGCGTCAACATGGGCATGCCGAAATATTACACGGTGATCGGCGACGCTGCGGCCCTGCCGGGTATCAAGATCCATCACAGTCGTTGTCTCCGCTTCGACGGCATCGAACTGCCCTACTACCAGAAGAAAGCCGAGAACCTCTGGGGCGAGTCGGTGATCGAGCGCCTCCTCGACAGACTCATAGCCTTCGACAGCGTAACGCATGGAGCGGCACAGCTCGTGTTCAAGGCGCACCTCAGGGGCATAGGCGTTAAGGGCCTCAGGGAAGCGCTCTCGATAGGCGGGAAGGCAGAAGAGGCGATCATCAAGATGTTCGACTACATTCGCCTTCTCCAGTCCAACGAAGGCCTCACGCTACTCGACGCGGACGACCAGTTCTGGACCCACCAGTACACGTTCACGGGTCTCGCCGACATGATCATCCAGATGGGGCAGCAACTCTCGGGGTCCACAGGTATTCCCCTTGTCAGACTGTTCGGCCAGTCGCCGGCCGGGCTCAATTCAACGGGTGAAAGCGATTTCCGCAACTATTACGATCACGTCAACAAACTCCAGGAGAACCAGCTGAGAAGTCCCGTGGAGAGGTTGCTGACCGTCCTGTCCCTGTCGGAGCTCGGCACTCCCTTGCCTGACGATTTCGATTTCACGTTCAACCCGCTGTGGCAAATGGATGACAAGGAGCGCGCCGACCTCGCAAAGACCGACAGCGACTCCGTATCCCAGCTGTATAACGACGGTATCATCACTCACAAGATGGCGCTCAAGGAACTGAAACAGGCATCACGGACCACCGGCCGCTTCACGAACATCACTGACACGGACATCGAGAGGGCCGACGACGAGTTCGAGAAAAAGGGCGAGTTCGAATTGGGCGGACCGGACATGCTCCCCGACCCGGAAGACAAAAAGAAGAAATCGCTCGATGCGAGTCCGGAACCGTACCGGGCATGGAAAAGGTGACGCATGCCTCGCTTTGAAAACCCATTTGCAGGCAACAGCCTGAACCGGAAGCTGAGCACGGAAGAGGTCCTGCGCGCATTGAGGATATCCATTGCCGCGGAATACGAGGCCGTGCAGCTCTATCAGCAGATAGCGGAATCCGTAACCGACGAGTCAGTGAAGAAAGTCATGCTTTCCG